ATCCTTGTCCATCTACTGTACCTCATATATCGTAGCTATCACAACCAAAAGCCCCCATGTGTTCGTTGCCTGGATATTTAACACCGTTTTTAAGTATTATTCTATTTTGCAGCTGTTGAGGTGGCACCCAACTAACTTTAAATCTACCTTTTGGGTCTGGATAAAATATTACTTGTGAATCTTTAATACCGCTTACCCATTGAAAATTACCTGTAGTAACACCTAGTGTTGTAGACATTTCTTCGTTGTAATCTATTTGCTCATATATTTTAATTAAATTAAATATACTTCCTTTAGTTTCATCTCTAAACGCATGCTCTGTAGTTCTTGGAAACTGACGGTAAAATTCATTTAAACCATCTTGATCATCTTTTAAACCATCAACTTCGTTCTGCCAGTTATCTATTACACCTACATCTATTAGTTCACCGTCTGGTGTAAGTCTGTCGATATCAGGGTTAGTAAAGACTGGAATTCCATACTCATCAATAAATCCCTCGTAGTTCCATTCCATTGGGATAAACAAAGAGTATAAACCAGACTTTGTCTGACCATTTCTATTTCTTTTTGTGACATCTGAGGCATTGTATAGTTTTTTAAAGTTTTCTCCACCTTTATCTAAAGCATTTGAAGTACTACCCATCATACATTTACCTATAATTCTACTACCTAATCGCAAACATGTTTTTGTAACCCTCCAGTTATTTAAAATGTTATCGGGTCTTTCCCATTTACCAGATTCATCGTGGACTAATAAAGCTAGTTTTTCACCATCATAACTGTTGTCTCCAGTGTTTTTCCAGTCAATAGTTGTATCTAAACCTTTAATGTCTTCAAGCTTTTCGTTTGAAGTAATTTTCTTTCTTGTAAACTTACTAGCTGGAACTCTATAGGCTAACTCTGATTTTGGTCTATCCATACCATCTTGGATAGGCTTGAAAAAGAAAGGGTAGTTAATTGATATTGGTACAACTTTATCTGTAAACATTTTTTTAGCATCTGCACCTGTTTTAGATAGTATACCAAATCTACTATCACTTGCAAGAGTGGCTAAATTAACCGTTTCTGCTGATGACATGAAAGAAAATCCAGAACGTCTATTTTTAAGGTAGCACATTCCGTAACACCTTTTATCCGCCTTGCAAGCTTCCCAGAATATATAAAACAATCTGTTTGCCTCTCTAAAATCTGGAGCACCTACATCAATTTTACTCCATTGCAAATACATATAGTGCGTACCAGTCACCCAGGTTGGTTTACCATTATTCGTGAACCAGAATCCCTCTTCCCTTCTTGTGAACTCTTCGTCTATATAATCGTACCATTTTTCTTTACTGCTTTCCGGGTAGTTTCTCCAATCGAATATATTTTTAATTCTCTGCAACTCCTTGGGATACTCGAATTTCACCCATTTGTTTTTCGGATCTTTATATACTTCTTTAGGAGCTTTTGGTAGCGCAATAACTAGTCCTTGTATTTCTATTATCTCACCTATTTGCCCGTTATGAGATAACACTACAATATCGTGTTCTTTATCGTAACCGTATTTCCATTTCTTACCTTTATTAAGTCTACTTATAGTAGTCTTTTTTACAGGCTCAACTGTATTAACTAAACTTTGATTGTACATTACTTAGATCTACTTTCTGCGAATCCTTTAAAAGTCTTTTCCTTTCTCTCTTCAGGTGTTTTGCCCTCGAGTATGTTTTCTTCTTCTTGGATTCTGTTAAGTATTTCGAATGCGTCAAATATAGCTAGTTTTTTAGTAGCTGCTGCATTTTTAAGTCTATCTGCTGATATATCATCGTCTGAATCAACGATCGCTTCCTTAGCTACTTTAATCAGCTCTTCAACTGCTTTGTGCCCAGCTTGGATTATATTCTTTTTCGTTTCCTTGATGTTCATATTTGATTGTAATAAAATTAGATAAAACTCGATATAGTCTCTCGCCATCAACGACAAACTCGTATTCACTACTTGGTCTAAAACCAACTAGATCGTTAACTTCAACTGTACCGTCAGAATATTTGACAATACCTTGTAAAGGTTTTTCAGACTCAGTGTTAAACTGATTTGTAGCTTTTAAAGGTATTACAAAACAATACCCTTTTGGAGCTATCCACTTGTTTTTTTGTTTATACAAAAAGATTTGATCGTGGTTTATAAGGTAAGTATCTTCGTTAAAATAAGACTTACTGTTTCTTTCAATACCTTTTACATCATTCCATCTTCTAAAAACATTATGATGTACTATTACTGTATCCCCTGGTTTTATATCTGTATCACCAATTATAGGTGTTGATATTACAATAGCTTCCCTGTTAACATATTGGTGTTGAAATATATCTGTGTTAAGAATCAACTCTCCACCTTTAAATTTTTTAGTATTGTTATATCTTTGCCCTTTTGGTTTTACAACAAAATTGTAAACGCTTTTCATTATCTTAACTGATCTAGTTTGCTAGAAACTAAATAATCTATACTTTTTTTAACTATTTTACCCTTTATTCCCTCAAACGCGTCTGGAGTTCCATCTTTGTTTAAGTCGGGTAAATTGTTTAACTGCGATGTTATAACCTTACTAATATCATCTACTTTTAACTTGCTTTTTTTAAGGTATGGTTTAAATCTAGATAAATCTAATTTTGCTAATTCTTTTAATGTAGACGCCGTGTTTTTACCAAGATTTTTTCCTCTAAAAGGTTGCGCTGTAGCTATTATGTCTTTTTCAAGATTAACAATATCTTCTTCTGGCATGCTCATAATTTTGTTAAAAACCTCACCACCAGCGTTTCTAGCTGTCTTTATAAATTGCAAATCTTTTTCATATATATGTTCATTTGATCCTTTTGTTGACCAAATAGAATTCATTTTTATTGCATCAGGATCACCAATATACTTTGGGTCTAAATTACCATGGTGATCATGTCCTGCGCCTGTAACATCATCTCTATATAACTCCGCTCTTTCTTCTTCTGATTGAGCAGTATTATCCAACTTTGTTTGAACATTTTGTTCTATTAAATCTGGGTTTTTTTGAAAATAATCTAAATTATATTTATCGTCTTTTCTTATTTCTTCTTCAGAAGTAATAGGATAAATATGACCCATATCAAATCTAAGTTTATTCAATCTTTTAGCTAGCTCAATATCGTTAGTATTATTAACTTTAGTGTCTTCAGAATTTTTAGTTTTTTTTAAAAAAGGATTATTTTTTTGATTGTAAGCCATAGTTAATATTGTAAGTTATATTCTACTGATACAGCCATGTTCTTGTTAAAGTCTTTCCAAGGCAACACGTCTTTATTTTTTTTAATATAAATAGAGTACTTATCATCCTCTTCTATAATATCGCAGATAGTATGACCACCATACACTTCTTGCCCCACGGCGTAATGCATAGCGTCATTCTTATAATCTTTACCGATACTTATTTTACGAATCAGCTTTGACATCGTCTTCGTATTTTATTTCTCCAGTTTGAATATTAATATCATCAGTACCGTACTCTTTGTTTAAGTCATTTTGTACTACCATTAATTCATCTTGAATACCAGCTAAAGTATGTAGGTTGTTATGCTTGAGTGCTTCTAACCTTCCCAACTCAACATAAAGGTTGTTTATTTTACCAATTACACCTTGTATCTTTTTTAACTCTTCATCTTTAACTTTCTCAGGTTTAATACCTTTAAGTTCTTTAATTTTCTTACTTGTGTTTTTTGCCATTTTATTTAATTTAATTTAATTTGTTTTTATCGTTCAAATCCTAATATTATAGTTATTGGACTAGCATTCACCAACTCATCATCATCAGTAATAGCTACTCCACTACCGCTCGTTAATGTAATTAAGTTAGCGCTAACAGATTTAACTGTTCCTACAACTGTATCAGAATCATGCTTGAGTATCACGTCGCCTGGAGCAAAAGCTTTATCTGCGTCCGTACCATCTGTAACTAAAGCTGTATCTCCTTCCGCCACATTATCTCCATCATTCAATAGCACTCCTGTTGAAAAATCCCATGTGTTACTAGCTCCACCAATTCCACCTATATACAACTTATCAAACCCAACGCGTGTACCGCTATTAGGCTCACCTTGTAAAACTATTTGACGAGCTGGGCCATTACCAGCTTCTCCACCTCCCATTACAGCCATACTCATAAAATCTAGACCAGGTAAAAACTCTGTAATATCTATTGTAGCATAAGCTAAAAGATTGTTATAATATCCCTTACCAGTAACACTTGCATTACCTGTCCCTAAAGATGTTGGGGCTATTCCATTAACGTCGCTTTTACCAAATACCAACGCGATATCTCTGTCTGTTTGAGGCGCTCCATCTTCACCTCTTACTAATAGAGTGGCACTTATTAAACGATTAGCACCTTTAGGTATATCAAACGCAAACCAATCCCACATAAGATCTTGCTGCGCAAAAGGTAAGTCTGTTTTATTACTCTGTATCATTGTCGCTACAGGAAGTACTGGTTTTAATGTTGTTGAAAAATATTTTCCCATAATTTTATTTTTTTACTTTTTCTAATGATCTACCGCCAAAGTAGGCGCCAATCACAGTTATTAATACTAATTGCAAAAGATCTACATAAGAGTCTTTTACGTTAAATTTTAAAGCACCAGCATCAATAAATATTAATAGCATGGTGCATACTATTAAAAAAATCAACACCATTGGCCTAACATTCTTGCTAAGCCATGAATCTGATTTTAAATCCGCCTCCCACCTGCTTGTGATGTTTTTCTCCATCTCAACCTCGTAGTTAGCTATTAATTCTTTTATTTTTCTTTCTGCCTCTAACTTTTC